TAACCCTGGCCGCCACCTGAGTCGTTACTTCCGCCATCATCTCCCTGGCACTATTCATGCTGGAGTTCTTAGTGACAGTCGTTACTTCAGTTGTTAGATTAAATGAATCTACGTTACCGCAGTGATGCAAGATACCGGTTGGCTCCCCCTGCTTAGTAAAACGCTCAAAGTATACGGTACCTGCACCCAGCATTAAGTCTTCGGCGTTCGATCCGGACTTGCGGGCAAAAAGTTGCAGATCAAAATCTTTCATATTTGCTTTTCCTCCATTCAATTTTTATTATCATTCGAGTCCCTATGAGTGGCCGGTTTGTTTCAGCGTCAGAAATTGCGTCCTTGACATCAATGTTTGTACTAATTTTTCTCTCTTTAAGCAATGCGTTTGACCAGCGCACCAGCACAGTGCATACCCGTTCCATAAAATCAACCATTACCTCATAGGCAGCAGAAGGGTCCTTATCATTATTTCGAATCCACAGGTCTATCCATAGGTTCAATTCGCCTTTGTTGGTTTCATACAAAGAGAATCCATCCTCGGAGTCCCAGATGATTTCCATACACGGATATGGATCTTTCGGCTTCTTGGCACCGGCGCGAATATCCACACCCTCTAACTCAGGCTGCAGTTGGGAAAAGTCCCTCAGATGCTTAATCAGCAGCCACCAAATAAGATATTGTTTCGAATCACTCATGCCCGCTTCATCTCCATCATCAGCGGGAACCGTCTCTTTTCCGGAGGCTTACCACCAAGCAGCAATTCAGGCGTAATCAGCCGTGAAAGGCGGTCTACCTCTTTAGCCCAAACCTGGCGTTTCTTTTCATACGCATCCTCCCCATCGGCTCCGGTATTCATCAACGAATTATTGCGAGCTGTGATGGTTAATGTTAGCGCTGCAGTCAACTTCTTCACGATGTTGGGCGCCGGATTAGGAATCCTCTCGGGACTAACATTTAAGGACCTGGCCAAATCATCAATTTCACTACTCGCTTCCTGTAGGTCGTCTTCAGTGACCAGTTCTTTTAATAGTTCATCACGTATATCATCAGTCGAACAATAGATCATAGACCAGCCTCCTTGATTGCTCTGTCAGCGTAGCGGTTGAAAACATCATTGATGTGCTGCTGGTTGCCCTCGCCAGCTTCGTAAATAAATCGATCCGGTTTCGTTCCCGGATGCTTGACCATTTTGGCAAACCGAAATCCTGCTCCATTAGGCCATCTAAGCCAATTCTTATTTCTGTGCCGGATAATATGAGGCGGCGTACCATCATGCACATAAGGTCCATAAGCGCCGCCAGGACTGTTAGGATCAATCTGGACAATACCAATAACTTCACCATCAGAGGCTATCTGCACGTCAGTATCTATCGCTAACTCCAAGTTCCCACTACGGCTTCGAAATCGGTGCTTTGCCCTGGCGGTTCTCTGTACGTCGCGCGTTGACACCTTGGCGGCAAGTACCATATTGCGCTGAAAAATGTCAGGAAACCGCTGCTTAAGCGCCTGGACAGCCTCCTCATTTTGGAAAGAGTATTTAATATCCATAGCTGACCTCCAATTTAAAAGAGGCCATGATGGCCTCTTTTATGCTACATTCGAAATGATTACAGAATCCGCCATTTCAAAGCTCGGCAGGCAAATAGCAGACACAATCGTTTCCACATTTACCGGATGAATCTTCTTATACGTAGTAACGGCGACGCCAGTGTTAACAATTTGCACCTGCGCTTGGCTGGCGCCAGTCATCAAGTCGGCTTCTTCCGGCGTAGTACCGAAATAGGTATCGCCTAACTTTCCATCCGGCAATAAGGTAAACACATTATCCGGGAAAAACTGTTGGCTGGCGCCGGCAACAGTCAAGGCATATTTCTTCGTGTAAACAGTAATTGTCAAGCCTAGCTTGTTAATAAAATACTGCTGCAGCATGTTGTCAGTCAGGATAATGTTCTGGCCTTTTTCTACATTCATGTCCTTCTTAATTTTTTCATTGTCCATCAAATAGCCCCAGGTTTTTCGAGTGCAAATGGCACGTGTCGGTTTATTACCAGACTCACTCTCAGCAAGCTCCTGCCATTCCATGATGTCTTTGACCGGATTTGAATTCGCCAGGTCGCTCCATTTCGCAGTCCCGCTCAGCGTGATTTTGTGGCTAGTTTTGAATTTGTAATCATAATTGTACTTCAACCGATTTGCCTCAATACCAATCTTGCCGGTGGACAATAGCTGCATTCTCATACGTTCGGCATCAACATCAACACCTTTAATCAGATTGGTCGTATCATCATAAATCGGCTTCACTATAGCCTGCAATTGGATGGCATTTTGTGCAGCCATGGCATTCAGCAATTCCTGCCGTTCTTTTTCTTTAATAACCATACGCTCACGGAAAAATGCCATTTCCGTTTCAATTCTGGATACACCAATACGCTCTCTGATCGGCGCGTCGGTATCGAATTCGGCAGGCATTAATGCAACCGGCAGGCCTTGGCTGCCTTTAATCCAGCTTAAAGTTAGACCGACCTTTTTTTGTGAGGGAAACAGCACTTCTCCCAGGTAAGGGAGGGTATTGGAAGCAACACCCTGCCAATAAGTTGCAATCTCCGTTGGGTTCACTAAGTCGAAAATATCCATGTATATGTCACGCTCCTTAATTAATAAAAATAGAGCCTCAATTGGCTCTTAGGTTAAAAACACGACTCGGCCGGCCAATGCCTTTACAGCATTTTCATGAGGCATTTCTGGCAGTTTGCCTAAGTCAACAAAACCGTGAATCACCATTGACCCCGGCGCCGGTCCATAAGTAACATCAGCATCATTGAGCAATACACCCTCGGCGTCAACAGCCGCGCCGGCAGCACCAGCCACTCCATCCGAATTTTTCTCGCAAACCAATTGCTCTTCATTGGCAAGAGCAGAAGCAGATACCCCGCCAATAGTAGTGCCTGCCGGTACAATCTTCTTTCCTTCTGCATTCGCTACAATACCAGTGTCATCTACCATAACGGCCACCGCCACAACATGGTCAGGAAACTTTAATACCGTCTTCCTGCTTAAATAATCTGTTTGCACAAATTTCATGATTTACCCCATCCTTTATGTTTATTTCCCGGCCCCGCCGAAATAGTGGTTTTCCGCTTGTTGAAGCCGCTCTGTCGGCTGATTGGATTTTAATAGGGCGGCAGCAAAACTACTTTTCCCGCCAGTACCGCCACCACCGCCAGACCCGGCACCGTTATACTGGTTGTTAGTAACAAACTCGGGGTTAACATCCAACCATCCCTTGACGCCGGCATTTACTTCGACTTCCTCGCCATCATCCTTCAAAAAGGCCAAGGTTTCATCGTCATTGACCTTTACCTTATCGGCCAAGATTTTTAAAAGCTGGTCGGGTTTTACGGCCTTATGTTCAGTAAGCGCAGATAGCAAGGCGCGGTTTCGCTCGCTAGTTTGTCGCTTTGACCGTTCTTCCTTGGCAATCGTCTCGGAAGCAGTCTGTGCATCCGTTGCTTTCTTTAGGTCTCGTTGCAACTTAGCAATGTCTCTTTGCAGTTGGGCAATTTCCGGTGCTCCCTTGCCGCCTGCCGCTTTCAGCGCTTCCTCTTCCTTGGACTTAATTTCAGTCAAGGCAGCTTCTACATCATCGGCAACACCGGTATGGTCATGGAATTTCTCCAGGCGTTCAGCGGCCTTTTTAAGTTTTTCCTCTGTTTCCTTAAGGGTCTTAGTCAGGGTTTTGTACTGAGTGCCCTTCTGGGTTAGCTCAGATTCTTTAGCTGCAATGATAGCTTTGAGGGCCTCGGCAAACTTGGAACCTTCCGGGAGTTTAGCCAATGCGGCCAGTAATTCTTCAAGTGTCAATTGAGTCATCCTCCTTGATAAATAGATATAAAAATAGACGCCTTATGGCGCCACCTTGGTTTTAATAGGCATTCATCTTACATCACCTTCTTTTGGACATAAAAATACACTCTCTACATTTTAGTCGAGAGTGTATTATGGATTCAGTTTTTGTTTGAGTTTTTGCAAAACCTTACTGTATTTTTCAATCCTGGCCTGGTCTTTTACCGTGGGATTGGGAATCCGCGTTAAATCCATGTTGTGCGTCATGTCCGCAATTTTAACCTTAAGGGCTATTGGATTATTGATAACCCGTTGGATATATGCCTCATAGTCTTCGCGCGCACGCTTGGTAAGTGCGTCAATTGCATCCACTATAGATTCTGAAAAACCTTGCTCGCTTAGATCATTTAAAGCAACCGGTGTATCTTCAACAACATCGTGCAGCAAGGCAACTGTTTTTTCTTCTGCTGTACCGACCATTTTAGCTACGGTAATAGGGTGCAGAATATACGGCTTGCCGGCTTTATCAGTTTGGCCGGAATGCGCAATTGTCGCTAAGGCTAACGCTTTATTGAACATGCCGCTGCACCTTCTTTGCAAGGATACTCAGTGCCTCGGCCTCGGTCAGCTGTTCATAATCTATAAACTCGCCAATAAAAATATCAGCCAGCGAATCATCTATAATCCACTTACCCCGTAAATACCGCTCAAAGATACCGTCATTAAGCCGAGCTACGGCAAAGGGATTCTGTTTTGTTGTTCCGTATTGCGTTAATGCATAATACTGAATCATTGCCGTTCACCTCGGTTCTTGATTTTATCGATATCCTTAGGTTCATTCAAAGCATTAGATAAAGCAAACATCCTCTGAATCAACTCCCGCTTTCTTACGGCGGATGTTTTAACCAAGCGATATTCCTCATATAGCTCATGAAGTTCGTGTTGCTTTAAGTCAAAACTGGCCGGCGTATGGAACTGTAATTCAAAGTTTTGCCCCTCCAGGGATTGAATTACCGTATTCACGCCTCTGTAAGGATTAACAGTATCCCTCCAGGTATTTTTCACTTTGACAACCTTGTACCCCGCGTTCTCAAGCAAATTCATTGTATTAGAATAAAAGGCATACAAGTTATCGCCGTCCGCAATCCCAGTATATCTAATTACGTCGTTCATTGCAGCTGCAATTTGTACTTGCGTAATATTAGCGCCACCTGATTTAGCGGCCTGGTAATCGGCATCCACCTTGCGCTGAAAGGAATCGCGGGTCTTAATCCGGAAATCCAGACCTTCCATCTTGCCACCAGCAACTTCAATCATACGCTGAATATCGTTAGTGATAGGAGGTTCTGCTTTTACAATTTTATTATACCACTTTTCAACCTCTGTATCTATTTGCTTTGCTGAAACATCGGCAAAATCTTTCGGGGTTAATCTGGTTTTTATTGGCGCAATGTCTTCCCAAAGCCTTAAATGTTGTTGCCATGGAGCCCCTTGCTGCCACGATTTATAGCCGGATTCGCCAAACAATTGCAGTTGTTGCTTCTCGGATAGGGAATTAAGAAATTCATCCAACTTCTTCGGGTTAAATCTCGCTTTTTTGAGTATCTCGCGTTCCCTAGCCGGATCAATACTAATTTCACCGGCATAGATAGGCTCAATCGGACACATACAATGCGGGTGCGCCGGCCGGCGTGGGAATTTCCCTTTCGGGTAAATGCCTGGGCCAAGGCCGTACATGTCAGCTGTCGCATAAACATCACAAATATCATAGCGCGGATGGCGGCTATTGAGGACCCAGCGAAAAGCTATAATGTCCGCATCATCAAGGTGCTTTGCAAAAAAAGCTTCCCCCCAAGCAGCGGAAATTTCCGTCCGGGCAATACGGTCAGCAATATATCTTGACTTTTCCTCTATCGCCACGCGGATGGCCCGTTCCATAGCTTTCTGGTTAAGTTGCTGGGTTGTCTCCAGCAGTTCCCCGTAAGCCGCTTTTAATGCCTTTGTCGGTGATCCGTCAGCAGCCAATTTGCTAATCTGGGACTCAGCTTTCCTGATAGCTGCTTTATACTTATCCATAGCAGCCTTATCGCCAGTTAGGACTTTGCGCGACTGCTCAATTAATTGGTCAAGATACTCAGGCAATTCGGTTCGTGCTGTTT